CTGACCCCGATGACGTCTTGTTTTTTCCACCCATATCGTATAACTATGAATATAATAGCTCTTATACGATATTATTTATGTCCTTTCTAGAAGAACTATGAATTATGGACCCCAGTTCTTAATCGCGTTAAAAAACTCCATAATACCTTGCCAGTAGTGAGTGAGATACAATACAAGCAGCATCAAAATAACAATTGCGGCAACATTAATATCAAGATATTCAAACGCGTAAAACATCAGTGTTAAATTAAAGAAGAAGAATATGATAGGAACATACCGAGAGTATAATTCACGATATTCTTCCCAATGAAGCAGTGGATAAATAAAGAATGTACCGATGAACTGAATAACTTGAACAAAATATGAAATCATCGGGAATATACCTAGACCAAACCCGGTGAATAGCGACCATAACGACCCACCAATGAATTCTTTCCGATTATCGGTTTGATTTACAATCATACCAATTACAGTTGTAAAAAATGGACCACCCATCAAGATGAAACCAACAAAAAGTAAAAATACAAACGGCATAAAAATAATCAATAATGGCGAGACTGCGTCATATAATTCTACCGGAATAGCTTCCAAAATACGCGTAATTTGTTGAAAAACATACGACATCATGGCACGGTCAGACGAAAATGAAAATATGAATGAATTATTTATCCATTGCTTGAACCGTGCCTTGATAAAATCCCAGTTGAGAAGATTTACTTTTGTTACTCCTTCTTCTACGCTGTCATTCACCATATCTACATCATCTTTTGTAAGACAGAACCATTTGAATACATATGTATCAAGAAGAATTGCCGCTTTCAAGTAGATTTTTTTTGAGGTTCCAATCTTAGGGTCATCCGCAGCTCCGCCAAATTTATCATCACAATCGGCGTCACAACTGGTGTATTCGTTCGTATAACAATATGGCCATTCATGGCGATCGGTTGGAAATAGTTTATTCAAATTGAGGTTATTATTTTTTATACTTTCAGGTGTCGAAAAAAACATAATATTCACACATATCACCGAAATAATGAGTGTTTCGACAAAAAGTGCGAGTACACTGAGACCGAATTCTTTAAGAGCTTCTAGGTCAAATATCGACTTTGGTTTTACTTTCACGTTTTCCGGTTTGTCTTTATTGCTTTTTTCATCTTCTTTGGTTTTATCTCCACCAAATAACCCTCCTACATTGCTAAACGTTCCTTTGCCCTCGTCATCTTCGTTATCGGCTTCGACATCTTCGGTTCGTTCTTCTTCATCGTCCGCCATTTTAGTTATATATACGAGAGATTATTATCGGTAATGTTTTGCGTGTCACGTTATTTCATATATAGATACCTCAACTCGGCGGCGGCGGCATGGCTCGTCGCATGGCTCGTCGCATGGCTCGTCGCATGGCTCGTCGCAGCGGCGGTGGCTCGATTATCATCGAGCATACATGAGTCCACAATTTCCTGATACAAAGGTTAACACATTATACCTCTCCTCGAGTATATGTAAGTCATAATTATATAGATAAATATTCACGTTCGGTTTATTCATTCCGATAATCTCTCGTGTATTCGGATTACAAATTACTTTTACTTCTGCTGCAGAGTCCAACGGCGGATATATCGTCGTCATTTCCAGTTCAATTTGATTAAATTTGCTCATATTAATCGCACCACTCGGCTGCAGGTCAAATGGGTCTGAATTAATGCAGAAATTGTAACAGTAAATGCCGGGTTTTGCACTCCCCCGCGTCCGTGTATATTTCTCTACATAGTTATACACTCCCGCATCCAGTAAATTCTCTCGATACTTACCATTCAATGAAATTCCCAACATTTGTAAAATGTCGCGCTCATTTTCTGACTGAAAGTCGCCAGTAATATGAAGGCCAGTTAATCGTTTATCGCGCGGATTAATCCCTGGACCGATTCCATTCTTTGGGCCGTTTTTATCAAAGAAATATCGGTCATTGGAAAAGGCAGGATTTAGATTCGTAAGAAGGTCTGTTGTTTGTCGGACATCTTCATTAAACGACTGTGGTCGCCAATCGTCATCAATCGGTGCAGGTATGATATCATACGGGAGATAATTGTACGGCCAATTTGTATAATTACTCCATTCATTCCTCAAATTCACGTCACTACGCTGAAAGAAAAGCGTCCATGAGGCAACCATTCCCATTGAATTCTCTATTTTTATTTTCTTATTTCCGGTAACATCATTGAATACCCAGTCATAATATGACTTGATGAGATATTTCTGCTGATTGACAGCGAAGACCTTTGACTCTTCATCTGAAAGAAAACAATAGGTCGCCATCAAATGAACATCAGCGTTCCAATCCGTTCGAAGACTCGGATATGCATTCAGAGACAAGTCGATACTGGGTGGCGGGTACAAAAATCGCCACATCTGATGAAGAGGGTTCGTAAAGTCGGGTTGAACTACCGGCCAAAAATTACCGGGGTCACCTACATCCCGAATCGTAAATAACTCTTTCACTGGTCGTAAAGTGACATCAATCTGGAGTTGATTGTATTGAAGACACACGAGCGGAAATGCCATTTTTGACGAAAGCGTGAACCACGCATTTATAGGGATATAAATTTTTCTCCCGCGAATCGATGGTTCCGCACCGGCCACATTTGATGTGCGGTAGGCATTCGGATATTGATTCAAACGTGCTCCCGAACAACCAGGATTGTATAATTCAGGGACATGACCCGTCATTTGATTGTATAATTCACGCTTTGTGGCATCAAGGTCACGTTCTACAATTGCCATTAAATTATTCCCAGTAAAACGTTGCAGAGTCATACCACCGACAGATATGACGATTTCCTTCACCATTTGGGTGCCCAAATTTTCAATCCATCGAAATTCATATGGAGCCCACATATCTTCTGCATGAGCCGGCGGATGAATTGGGCTCCAAATCGACGGTAATGTAACACATATATATGTATCCATCAATAATTCAGCATATCTCGGAATATAAAATGTAAATTTGGACTCTTCGGTCATACGTAACTTCTTCTGACCATCAAAATCAACTCTAAACTTTTGAAGACCGAAATTCGTATATTTAAGATATGTGCTTTTAAAAAATGACTTCTTGGGATTCCCGTTTAAAATAACATTTTGGTTGCCTGTAGCGACCAAATTCAATAAACCACCGGTCATTTAGTATTTTATGTGTCGGTTGTTATTTGTTATGTTATATATAACTTTATATAAAAATCTATTATTATATACAACAGGAGTAAATGAAAGAGAATCAAGTAGAATTCATATTTATAGGTATCATTATTATCGTTTTTGCAACATGGAACATATCAGAGATGATTCGGTCCAAATGTTACGAATCGAGACAATCAAGAGCATCGACTGAAATGAAAGAAGGTTTCGGAAATGTTGACAATTCTACCACAATATCAAAAAACAAAGAGCCTGAATTGATGACACAAATCGAGAATTTACTTAAAAGGAATAATGTTGAACCTTTTGCGATTTCTACCACAAAACCCGAATTATCAACGGAAAATTTTACGGTTGAAACAAGTGAAAATGATATGACTGTACATCAACGTAAAAAGGCGGCCACTACTATCGATAAAATGACCACAAATGGTGGTACATCATCTGAACCACCACCCCCACCAGTTGCCGCACCATCCACGGATAAACCATTAAAGGCTGTAAAAGAAGGTTTACAAAATCAAAATGATGTAAATATGAAGGAATTTATCGAAAAAAATATCACGTCGATTAATCCCGATGATAATCAGAGTAAATTCAAATTACGCGATTATTATATCAAAGCTGCGTATAATGCATTCAATCCTGACAAATTCAAGAATTCAAATGTCAGTATGGACGCACTGTTATATGTTATCGCACGTGGCTGTCGTTTTATCGACTTCGAGGTTTTTTCAGTTGATAATCAGCCAGTTATCGCATCATCATCCGTAAATTCATTTAATTATAAAGAAACGTTCAATCATATTCCGGTGAGTGACGCATTTGAAGTGCTTGGAAGTTATGTATTTTCTGGGACAAAGTGTCCGAATCCGAGCGACCCATTTATCATCCACATGCGTATGATGTCACGAAATATAACAATGTATGACAATTTGGCGAAAATTATCTCTCAGAGCAAAGCCGTTGCCCGTAATTTGTTAGGACCTAAGTATGGTCGCGAATACCAGTCAAAGGATTTAGGCAATGAGAACATGATGGATTTCAAAGGAAAAATTATACTCATGGTAGATGGGACAAACCCGGTTTATCGTAACACAAAACTTTTTGAATTAATCAATATGAGTTCAAATTCTCTTTTTCTTTCGAAATATACGTATTTTGGTGTAAAGAATATCGGCGACCCACAATCATTTAAAGACGCGAATAAAAAGAATATGTGCCTTGTTATACCTGATAAGAGCGGACGGCCTCTTAACGAAGGCCACAACGGACCTTACACATGGGGTTGTCAAATTGCGGCCATGTGTTTTCAAGAAGAGGCTCGTGATGAGAAACTCAAATCGTACGAAGATAAGTTTGCGTCGGTAGGATACGCGTTCATTTTGAAACCGGAGGATTTGCGTTATGTTCCGATTACTATTGCACCACCGGCACCTCCCAATCCGAAAGCGTCAATGGAGGCACGACCTACAGAAGCGGCGGGGGGCGTCAAGATTACCTTATAATTTGCGTTGGTCGTTTCGTCTCACCCGTAAGGTTCGCTACCACTCCCTCTACAAATTATATTCTAATGATATGATAATAGTATCATAATATTAGTATTACTATTCGTGGATACAAACCATGCCAACAACAATCCATGAAGACATGATAGCTGGTAGCAAAGGTACTCACCGTGGCGATGATAAAAAAATGTCATTCGAAGAAAAGGAGCTTGAAATTCTTCGCGATGCAGTGGATTTAGTTGAAAAACGAAAGGGTGAGAAAATCGTCCAAGACCCCAAGGTCAAAGAAATCATTTCCATCGTTGAAAAATTCATCGCAGATAAGAAACTCATATGTTACGGAGGCACTGCCATCAATAATATTCTCCCGGAAGACGCACAGTTTTATAATAAAGACATCGAGCTTCCCGATTATGATTTTTATTCAGATAATGCATTGGATTGTGCAAAAGAGCTCGCAGACATTTACTATAAAGCGGGATATGAAGATGTCGAAGCAAAATCAGGTGTCCATCATGGTACATACAAAGTTTTCGTGAACTTCACAGGGATTGCTGATATTACACAAATGGAGCCTGCATTATTCAAAGCAATCTCTCGAGATGCAATTATCAAAAAGGGTATACGATATGCCCCGCCAGACTTTCTGCGTATGGCAATGTACCTTGAACTCTCACGTCCAGACGGAGATGTATCACGTTGGGAAAAGGTTCAAAAACGTCTCACATTGTTGAATACACATTATCCATTGAAAGGGTATGACTGTGATAAAATAGAGTATCAGCGTGGGTTTGACGGCGCGACCGTATCCAATACTGGTGAAATTAGTATTTCAAGAAGAAAAACGCGAACCAAAAGTTCTACTATATCTTCTCGTGCACGGACAATGAAACGAGGAGGCGACGGCGAAAGAAGTGCAAAAGCACGCAAACGTGAAGCCATACGCCAAGTCATGAAAAAATACAAGGGGTTCGATAGATACATGAAATATTTGTATCACGATGTAACTTCACACGAAGAAACGATGGGTGATTTCAAATACAGAATCGAAGAAGACAAAGTGACACATCGATATCGTTTAATTGCTACATATGAGAGAATGTTTGGTAAAGATGATGAGTTTGTATTGTATTCGATGAAAGCGAGAGAATTGGATGCAGAATCAACGCCTAGACCCAGACCAAGTAAGTCTCGGTCACGTGACCGTAATTCGGATGAAAAGTTATCTGTCGATACATCACAGGTATCTTACAGTCGGCACCATGAAAAGGAACTTGCAGAAACTGACATTTATAATATTGTCCGTAATGTTTTCATAAAAAATAAAGCAGTATTTTTTGGCGGATATGCAAATATTCTTTATTCGCGATATATGCCCAAACAACAGCGTCGCATCGTCCAAAAAATCCCTGATTTCGATATTCTCTCAGAAGACCCCCGCGAATTATGTGAAGAAGTTGTCCGCGAGCTCACCGCACATAAATACTCTGGAGTCAAATATACAAAACATGCTGGAGTAGGCGAAGTCATCTCAGAGCATTATGATATTCGTGTGGGTGATGAGGTTATTGCATTCTTATACAAACCACTTGCGTGTCATAGTTACAATACAATACGAATACACGGTGACGGTGGCGGCGAAGGCGAGTCTATTCGTATTGCAACAATTGATACAATGTTGAGTTTTTACTTAGCATTTATCTATGCTGACCGGGTCTACTATGACATTAATCGTATTCTTTGTATGTCACAATTTCTCTTTGATGTTCAGCAACATAATCGTCTAAAACAAAAGGGATTGTTACGACGTTTCAGTATTAATTGTTACGGAAAACAACCGACATTAGAGTCCATGCGATTTGAGAAAACGGCAAAATACGAAGAATTGAAGGGGAAACATGGAACACGTGAATATGAAGAGTGGTTTCTCCGTTATATCCCGTATGAAAATTCAAGTGGACGAACAAAAGGGTCGCCTGCAAAAAAGACAAGGAAGAATAAACAATAAGAATAATCATGTAATGGCAACCCATTTCATTTATGAGATATCTCATCGTAGACCTTCCCCTAATTTGTTGAACACCTTCATAATCACGAAAAATGTGCCGGCAAACATCACGCTCGTCGCAGTGAGACCCATGATTTTAAAATTTCCATCCTCACCAAACAATGACGGTAGAAAATGTAGCAATTGTGCACGGAAAACCGGCATCTGGAAGATAAAGTAAAGCACACCAATGAGAATCGGCATTTGAAGGTCGTAATAAATAGCTTCAATCGTATCTAATTGATTCGATTGACGTGCGTTCGTTCTAACTATACTTTCCATAGACGTATGGTCTTTGATATAGTCATGGCTATCCCCATGGTGTGATGTGGTTGGCGGTGGTGGGACATAATTCGGCCGGGCTTGGTCATCGTGCGTAAACGAATTCGTATTCATCGGAATATCTCTCGTAGGTATCATTGTCATACCATTGGCACTAGCACGTTGAACACCCTGTAAAACTTCGTTCATGATGGTTCCCGGAACATGTGTTGGCCCGTGAGCGGTTGGGTCATTATTGCCAATATTGGGTGAATATATAAGAGGTGTTCCTCCACCACCGGTTCCACCACCATAGGTAGACCCAGAACTCGGAGTTTGACTACTTAAAGGCAAGTCATCTATACTTGTTGTGTCACTCATTGAAGTAATAGGTTAGAACAATAAAACGATAAAACGATAAAATAAATTACTAAATGTAAAAAGAAATAAGAATATACATATGTGAAGAACGAAGATAACCCTTTCTTAACGCATGTGCAAGCATGCACTAAAACATTAACATATCATTAGCCGTAGCATGAGGATGCAGCAATGTTGACGATGGGTTTCCTCCTGTCATTATCTTGGTGAGCTCTTGTGTCAGGTAGTTGATTGTCATATTCTTGCTAGATAATTCCAACTCCATCTTCCCAATCATAATCTTTTGAGCGTGCACGATTTCACGTAGAGATTGGTTTTCCGTGAAGAAGTTCGATTTGTTTGTATTCAGTTCCCGAATCCATTTTTCGTGCGTCTTTGATTTACAGTGTGCGGCGAATAATGGTCCCGATATATAAATCTTATCTTTACGGGTTCCACATGGGCATCGTAATCCGTTTGCGAGTGCATTTGAATTGAACGACGGTATTTTGTCGATATAATTACCTTTGTCGTCGATATTCGGAGAATACACATCGGGTTCCGTTGCGAGTTCCATCCTCGATTTCGTTATTGTAGTTCACGATATAATCTACAATAACGAAATTATTTCCTTCAATTTTTCATTTTAGTCGCACCTCTTTCTTTCCTGCCTCGCACTTCACTGCCTTTGTCCGATATTGATAACACTTATCGTCCAATTTGTATGTATCCTTCTCTAAATCTTTAAGTGGCGGTGCACGAAATGATATACAAGACCGGTCTTTACACACTTTTCTAAAAAGTGATGCAATACCTAAACCAAGTACAATCGATATGATGATACGTCCTGTTTCCGTATGAAGCAATCTTTGAAATCCCATTGTACTCTAATATATCGGGATATAAATTATAGTTACTGAACTGGAATCTTCTTCACTTTACCTTTCGCTTTTTCGCACGATACTTCTTTCGCATCAAATGAGAAGCAGTTGTCCGCATTGTCTTTAAATTGAAAATTACGGATATTGTCGGGGGTCGGATAGACGTATATAATCTTCGGGTTCGGAACGGAAATATATACGTAGAAGAGACCGACTGCAAGACTTACGATAAAAATGGGAAGAGAAATATGGTTAAATATATTAATCATAGGAATGTGGATAGGAATGTGGAACGCGATGAGGTAGGGTCGAATAATTATATACTACTGCGATAATAATGCGTTTCGCCCCCCTACTACCCCAATCGGTTTACTTACAATCCGATTGTCGGCAATCCACTTCGGCATAATCACTGGCATATAAAGTTCATGATAACTGTATGTTTTCTGTGAGAGATTGAATTCACCGTCATTGTACATTTGAACAAGCACACCATCCGCATTTTCACTGGTTTCTACCTGCGAATAAATATACTTTGTTTCTCTCAGTTTCATAAATGCTGGCTCAATATCATTCTGATAAAGAACGAGTATATCATCGATGATGCTTCGATTCTTCCATTCCGAATCACGAAACTCTATCATATATTCCTTAATCTGTGCGATTTTCTCACGAATCACGCGAGTATGTGTTTCAGTATCCTTACGTCGGTCATCATTATCCGTGACACTAAGATAATATGTTCGAAATTCTGCATACATTTTCAATTGTTCCTGTAATTTATGCTGAACCGCATCAAACTGTTTTAATAATTCATCCTCACTGATGAAATTGAATAGCAGGTCAAGTTTCATCCGGATAATTTCGTCCTTTGTTGTGCGAACTTCTTCGAGTGATTCGTTCATCAGTGTTTCTAAACTAATGTATTTACCGCGGGCTACTTCGATATGAAAACCACATGGCTGAGAGATATTTCCACAAATAGCTTTGAGTTTGCCGTCTGTCTCTGTAAAAATTGACCCCCCTTCCTGCTTACACACGATACATGCAGGTTTGATGAGTGCGATCCGTCGAGCTTTCTGTTGTGCCGAGAGTGATGTCCAGTTAATAATGGGGTCATTCATTAGACGCTGTCGCCGTTTTTCAAGTGCTGAATTATATTTCTCCTTCAATGAGTAATATCCGTGTATAGCGTTATTGATTTTTACGCGTTCTTCTTCCGGTATCAATTGGTAAGGGTAAATCATTCCGCGGAATTCATTAGGGTCAGCCGCGCGTTGAAGATGCTTTTTGAGTGCGTCCTCCTGTTTTTTCGTCACTTCGAGTAGCACACGAGTCGCCTTTTTTAAGTTGTCACGGGTTTCTTGTGTTCGCTTTTGCTCGGCAATACGAGACGCAGCTCCGCCATACTGTCTTTCATAGGTTCGTTCCTCTATTGCCGCATGTAAATTTTGATATACGGATGTCGTCATATTCCACTTCTACATTTAGCATAGATAAATCTATTTATACATCATACGCTTCAATCAATATCCAGCTACGCATAATTGCGTTTCCAATAGTCCTCATCAGGACTCTTCCATAATGGTAAATTGGTGAGCATTCCCATTCCGTTACCCGCTGGATGAATACGACAATCCATGGGTATTCCTTTACTTTGTGCATAATGTGTAGCGTTTACCATTTTTAACTTCGAGAGAATGTATTCTTGCTGTTGCCGTTTTTTTGCCTCAATTTCTTCCGGTGTGGGTTTCCCCTTGTATCGGATATATAAAAATACGCCTAAACAGATAAAAAACGCGATACCAACTGTGAAATTAAAGGTTTGGGTATGATAATAATCCTTTACACGGTGGCATTGTTCGAGAGATTTACTCAAAAAGTATCGCACACCAGGTTCAATGAGTGTTGGGGGCGGTGCATTACTATTATTATTCATACTCGTATACGAGATAGTCACTTATTATAACACGAAAAAATAACAACATCGGTAAAACGCGGGCAGGGTCGGGGTCGGGGGTCGAGGGTCGGGGTCGGTTCAGAGTTGCAAGATTTCGATACAATGTATAATAAATAATACTGGTATATTGTAACACATATTGTCATGGCTGAATTAAGTTCATCTGTCGCAATTTTTTATTTTTTGGCTGTATTTGGTGCATATTCATATTACAAACACAGTAAAAAAGGGGTTTTGAGTGGAGGAATTGTATTCCTTTTCTTCATTGTACTCATTACCGGTGAATACTTTATCAATCTTGCAATGTCGAAGGATATTTGCGGATTTGACCAAGAAAAAACCGCGTTAATCGCGACTGTATTACCGTGGTTCTTAGTGTTAGGGGTACTAAAAGCGGCACTAATCGTGTTTCCGGGGTGGCTCACACCATTTAGTAACACATTCGGGTATATATTTGTATCCGCTGTTACGGATTTGAAGGACGTGTTTAATAGTATTTTAACACCGCAGTTTGATTTAGCACCGGAATCGCAAAAAGGCCAAGCAACCGGAGGGCAAAGTGGCGGCGGAGATGGTACCGGGGGGCTCCAAGACAGTGCGGACATTCCTGCAGATGAGATAAAAAATAAACGCGATATTGGACGTGCTTTAGAGCAAATTTATACTGACCAATCGATTCTTCTTAACGAACTCAACTTAGATAATCTCGACCGTTTTTGGGACAGTTTCAAAGAGTCACGTCTTATTCGCCCATCAGCCAAGGTTGAAGACCTCGAAAAAATTCGAACATTCTTAATTATGAAATCCGTCGTCGGTGAATTTATTTGGTTGGTACTATGTGGTCTATTGGTTGTCAGTATTAGTTATAATTATATACTGAATATGGGTTGTACGTTTACACCAGAACAACAGAAGATTCGTGCTCAAGTGCTGAAAGAGAAACAAGAAGAGGCGAATAAAAAGGCAGAGGCGGAGAAGAAGAAAGTAATGACGATTACCAGTTAGTTCGTTAATTCATTAATTCGTTAAACGAAGACCCGTGTAGCTGGTCGAGAGACGTAATAAACTGCGACATACGAGAGAATACCTAAAATTATCGCAACGAGCCAAATTGGAAGTACTGTTTTACTCGAATAGCCAATGCCGAAGTCTCGAAGGCTGCCATCTTCGTTATAAATAAAAGATGGATTCATGTATTGAACCAGCATAAAAACGAACACATACAGTAAAATCGCCGCTCCTGCTAAATTATTTCGGATGATGTTTTTGATTGCGTTCATATTTTTTGATAGATGTATTGTAATAGCCTTACTACTAGTATATTACAATATAACATTTCATGTTATTATTTCATTTCATGTTATTATTTCATTCATTTATTCATCTTCGTTCTCGTCGTCGTCGTCCTCACTCTTCTTTTTCTTGGTAGCTTTCTTTTTCTTCTTTTTCGGTTTATCTTCTTCATCATCTGGTTCTTTGTCTTCATTCTTTGAACTATCTATTTTTTTTCCGGTTGCCATACTGTCAATCTTAGTCCAAATCGCAATCCAGTGCTTGCATAAGCAACTAAGATATTTCGCTAGTTTTTTAGCACCTTCATCTTTTAATTCACCAGACTTGCTTACCTTCTCTAAAACGGTCGATAACTTAGTAGGAATAAAAAATTTTTTAATATATCCTTTCGGCAAATCGCTTACTTTTAATTCTATTTTTTTTCTCTTACTGTGGTCCTGATTATTTATATCATAATATAACCCTTTACTCACTTCCATAAACATATTTACGGCTTCATCTTCTTCTTTACTAAAACTATTTTTTTTTATTATTTTTGCGTATATAGTGAAATATTCTTCCAAACTAGTCTTTTCTGTATCATCATTCGAATTTCCTCGTTCATCATACGGCCAATATTTATCCGCTATTTTCTTGATCTTTTTCATTTCCTTTTCCAAGCTTTCACCTACATTACCATTTTCATCTTTGGCTATTTTTGGAGGAGTAAATCCCATCTTCGCACATTCACCGCCACCTCCACCTTTCATTCCTTCAACTGAGTCAATATCTTTTCCAAT